TCTAAGGGTTATCTGGATTCAATAGAGACATTATTAAACCGTGTGTATGGTAAACCTAATGAATCACTGGATATCACGTCTAATGGTAAAACTCTCAATGATAAAATTGAGATTGAAATAATAACAACTAAAATGAAAAACAATGATTGAAACAAATCCCAACATGGAAAGATGTGATCTTCATGTTGTAAAAGAAATGGTAGATAAATATGGTCTTCAAGGAGACATAATTGAATTTGGAACATTTTCATGTGAAAGTGCATTATACCTTGCATCACAATTTCCTGACAGAACCATTTATACAATAGACCATTTTGAAGGTCTTGAAGCGAGTAATCAACCCCTTCCAACGTCAAGTAATTGGACTGAAGGTCAATTTGCTTTGGGGCATCCTGATTATCAAGCAGGTCATATTCCAAAAACAATTGATGAAGCAATACAAAAATTATCTCAAAGACCAAATATCCAATTGATCGTAAAAGATGTTCACAAATTGGAGCATCCTTATCAACATGGGATCTTACAAAAAATTGCTTTTGCAAATGTTGATGTTGACATATATGAACCAACAGTAAGTTCATTAAAATTCTTGGCTGCTTGTGATTGGAAAGAAATTTTTATACGTTTTGATGATTGGCACGGTGGAGAAAGTGAATATGATTTTCATGAAAGACTTGCATTTAAAGAGTGGATCGAAGAACATGGATATGAATATGAAATAACTCACGGTGGTTATATTGGTGGTGTATTTGTAAAAAGATAATATGGCAAAAACAAAATCATTAGATTCAAGAAAAATATCATTTGGTAAAAGAAAAGGTAGAAAGGCAAAAAAATCCAAAGGACCCAAGGATAAAAGTGTTTCAAAATATAGAGGTCAAGGTAGATGAAGATACAAACAACAAGAGTTTTTCAAGATTTAATTTCAACTGACAAACGTGTTTGTATATTTCAAGGATCAAGTCGTGCCAGCAAAACTTATAACATTTTAATTTATTGGGTTTATAAACTAATTCAAGAAGACAATAAAGTTTTATCAATTGTTAGAAAAACACTTCCTGCACTCAAAGGATCCGTGTTGAGAGATTTAAAAGAAATTTTACAATTATTTGGTGTGTATGATCCAGATAAATGGCATGTAAGTGATGGTTATTATGAACTTGGAACAAATATAATTGAATGGTTTAGTTGTGATGATGAAACAAAACTCAGAGGTAGAAAGAGAGATTATTTATTTGTAAATGAAGCCACAGAAATAACTTATGATGAATACGTTCAATTGATTCTTAGAACTTCTGATCGTATAACAATGGATTTCAACCCAAGTTTATGGAAGAGTTGGTTATATGATTTAGAAGGTCAACCAGATGTATTTTATACCATTACAACATATAAAGACAATCCATTTCTTCCACAAACACAAATAGATGAAATTGAAAAATTAAAAGATCGTGATCCAAATTTGTGGCGTGTTTTTGGGCTCGGTGAGAAAGGAATTCCAACTAGGGCAGTATTTACACACCATCAATTTTATTATGATTTACCTCAAGGTGCAAAGTTATTGGCTTATGGAATAGATTTCGGGTATAATGATCCAAGTGTATTGATTAGTGTTCACAAGTTAAATGATTCAATTTATTGTAAAGAACTATTATATTTAAAAAATATAACAATCCCTGATTTTATTTATAAGATCAAAGATCTTGGAATCAATTTAACTGATGATTTTATTTGTGATAGTGCAAATCCGCAAGCCATTGCTGAGTTGCATAGAAATGGAATAAATTCAAAAAGTGTAAAAAAAGATACCATACTTGCAGGAATTGATTTAATCAAAAGAAGCAAATTTTATGTTGAAGCAAACTCACAACATATGTTTTACAAATGAAAGTTATGAGAAATACAGGAACTTTTGTTTATTGATAAAAAAAAGATATTTAATAATATGACCACTAATTACATTGACTTTAAAGGAAAGAAATATGTTCTTAACGAACCAACAGTTTCCAACTGGGCTGAAATAATGAAAATGAAAGATCTTCTTACTGAACAAGAAATGTATGTCAAAATGATTTCCAAGGTTTCAGGAATAGATGAAAAAGAAATACTTGAAACTGACGCCACAACCATAGCACATATTGGATCCATTATACAAAGTTATTTGAATGATGAAGATCAAGAATATTATCCATACATAACACATAAAGGAGTTGAGTATCAAATTGTGGATATAGAAAAAATAACGTTTGGTCAATTTGTAGATATTGACACATTTCTTGGCAAAGATGAAAATTATAGAATTGCAAATCTAAGTGAACTTGCCGCATATTTATATGTTGAAAAAAACACAGAATATTCTCAAAGTAATTTCAAAAAGAGAATTGAGTCATTTAAAGATCTTCCATTAAAGTATGTTGAAGGATCAGTTTTTTTTTTAATAAATTTAGAGAAAGTATTGCAAGAACTTACACCGGTTTATTTAAACAACAAGATAATGTGGCAGATGATGAGACTGAAAATAGTTTTATCAAGTTTTGGGGCTGGTATTCGTGCATATCTCTCCTTGCCCAAGACAAAGTTTGGAAAATTGACAGCATTACTGACCTTAGTCTTATTACCTGTCTTAACCATCTTTCTTACATTAACGACCTTAATCAAGAAAGGAATAAGCAAATTAAAGAAATAGACTAATGCCAACGCCAACTCCAACGCCAACACCAACTGTTTCTCCACTTCCAGATACAGTAAATCTCAGATCATTTGCTGATGATTTCTATTATCTAACACAGAAACACAAGCAATTAAATTCATTTGGTCTTGGTAATTTGGAGTATATCACATATCTTCAACAACAAAGACAAGCACAAGAAAATACACATGATCAATCACCATTGTATCCTTTGTTATTTGTTGTTCCATCAAAAGTTGTAAATAATTTAAGATATAAAGAGTGGAATTTCAACACTCTTGTAATGGATATTGTATTCAGAGATAATACAAATCTTGTTGATACAGTTTCTGATACATTGCAAATATTACAAGATGTAATTAGTCAATTCAAATATTCTGTTGAACAATCTCAAGGAGATTATTATAGAAAATATTTTATAACTGAAACAATCAATTGTATACCATTTATTGAGAAGTATGCAGACATGACAAATGGTTGGAATGCTGAATTAAAAGTTGAGACAATTTCACCATTAGATCGTTGTGCTGCCGCATATAATACATTTACTGGATCTCCTGTATTTCATTTGGCTGGAATAAATCACAAAACAATTGTTGATGATTTTCAGTTATTAGCCAATTATCACAAACAATTAAATTCATTTGGTGGTTGGAGTGCAAATATCCAGATCCAAGTTATGACACCACTTGACCGCTGTGATGCTGCGTTTTATCCATTTGAAACACTCACACCAACACCATCACTGACTCCAACACTTACTCAAACACCAACTAATACTAATACTCCTACAACAACTCAGACCCCAACGAATACATCTACAAATACACCAACCCCAACTCAAACACCTACAAATACTCAAACATCAACTCCTTCTAATACACCAACTCATACACCGACTGCAACCAATACAAATACACCAACCACTACTTCTACTCCAACAAACACGCCAACAAATACAGAAACAAATACACCTACACCTACCCCTTCATTTACACCTACACAAACAATAACAAATACTCCATCAATAACATCAACACAAACTCAAACTCCAACAAATACAGAAACAAATACACCTACACCTACTCCGTCTATTACTCCAACAAATACAGAAACTTCTACACCAACACCAACCCCATCAATAACACCAACATTTACTCCAACACCTTCTTCAACACCAGTTGTAGTAATAAACGAATGTATTTGGAATGAGAATGCTGATCAATGGAATCAAGAATATATTACATGGGATAACTGTCCAAGTTATTTATTACAAGAAAACTTGGATTATATCTTACAAGAAAATAACGACAAAATTATAATAACTTAATATGGCAAACTTACCAATTAGTCAATTACCATCAACAACAGCAATTACAAAAGACACACTTTTTGTTTGTGTTGCAAGTGGAACAACATACCAAGTAAAATCACCTTATATTGGACTTGGAAATTTACATGGATCATTTTATTCAACTGTGTCTCAAACTGCGGCAACAACAACATCCGCTTATGCGATGAGTGCAGAAACAACGGCATTCGGTCAAGGTATAACAGTGGTTGATGGATCAAAAATAACTACTGAAAGTGGAGGAACATTTAATGTCCAATTTTCAGTTCAACTAGACAAATCAGGAGGATCTGCCGGTATTGTTTCAATTACTCAACATCAGGTATAACATCAACTCCTCAACAAATTCAAGATGGCTTGGGTAATGACACAGGAACAAGAATTGCAACAAACTTCTTGTCTGCACCAAATGTGTTTCCAATGACCTCATCAGCAAATTTCATTCCTGATTATATGGGACCTGGATTTCTTTCTGCCGCGGTTGTCCCACAAGCAAACCAACAAAATAAACTAAATGCTTTCTTATTTTATGACACAGGTAAATATGATTATTCGGCAATTACCTATTCAATTGTTTCTGCAACAACCACGACTGATGTTGTAGATGTTGCTTTTTATAATACACAATATTCATCTCAAACAGGAGTAATCCCCTACCAATTGATCATGTCAGGAATAACACTGTCAACATCACCAGGTGGAATATTTTTTGTTCAAACTAATTTACCATCAACACTTTCTTTTTCAGGATCTGGTGGTGGTTGGTATTACATGGTTATGAAAATTTCTAATTCTGGCGTAACGCCTACCATTAGGTATTCACAAAATGCTATTTCTGTAAGTCCTACCGCTTCATTGATGGGTTTCCAAAATGGGCTTGTGAGAAATAGATCTGTAAACGCAACTTCTGCTGGTATTGGAACAAATAATAATATTCCATGTTATATTTTGAACGGGACAACCAATTTCCAAACATCATTCTCAACCACTGATGGAGCAATAAACACAGGTGTGAATCCATACATTATGGGATTTGCTTTAAGATGTATTAAGTAATATGTGGGAATATTCTGAAGAAGCATTAAAGATCATGGTTAAACTTTTTGTTGATAAACTCAGAGAAAGAGTTGCAGCAAAAGATTATCCATATGGTAATCCTGAAAGAGGACAGTCAAATAAAATTGCTAGTGGTCAATTATACAATTCAATTACTGGTGATGTTGAAATTGATGAACAAGGAAATCCTGTTGCTGTTCTTGAATATGTGGATTATTTCAAATTTGTAAATCAGGGTAGACAACCATATACAAAACGTGTCCCACTCAATGCACTTTTAGAATGGATCGATATTAGAGGACTTAGAGGAAGAAATAGAGATAGAAGAGGAAGATTTCGTTCAATGACAAATCTAGAACTTGCGTGGGCGATACAAACTAATATATTTAAGTATGGTATAAGACCAACAGATATTTATGATAGAGGATTAGATGATTTAGAAAATATATTTGCTGACTTTCCAAATAATCTACCATCAAATTTAAGAGGTGCGGCAGAAAATATATTAGAAGAAGCAGCAAGAGATATTGCGGCATTTATTGATAATCAAGTAATCATAGAAAAAATAACAATA